TGCCGTCCGGCGATCCGGAGAGCGACACGCTTTGTTCGCAGCTCTCACTCGTCAGGTGGTTCAAGAACGAGAAGGGCAAGATCGTCATCGAGAAGAAGGACGAGCTCAAGCGCCGCGGCATCGCATCGCCGGACCATGCCGAGGCGTTCATGCTCACGTTCGTCGATCGGCGTTCGCGCTACAGCTTGGAGAATCTGTGATCGCCGCCCGCGCCGACGGTTGGATGCTGACCGCTGACGGGCTTCGCGCTCAGGCGGCGCAGTACGATGCGCTTGCGGCGATGTCGGCGGCGCACGGCAATCAAGGGCTGGCGCAGGCATGGGCAGAACGCGCGTACCGCCTGAGAGAGCGTGCCGGCCAGATGGAAGCGGTCACGAAGCACTGAACGAACCTACAGCGCCAGAGCGTCGGCAAATATCCTTCGCGCTGCAATGGGCGCCGTTCTCAACTTCTTCGACCGGCTCGTGAACGTGATGTCGGGCATGGGAACGACGGCCGACAAGCGCGCGGCCGCTTTCTACGCCCTGCAGCCGTTGACGCCGCAGGAAGCGGAAGCCGCCTATCGCTCGAGCTGGCTGGTCCGCAAGATCATCGACATCCCGCCGTTCGACATGACGCGCGAATGGCGCGATTGGCAGACAGACAGCGATGCCATCCAGAAGATCGAGGCCGAGGAAAAGCGGCTGCAGATCAAGGCCAAGTGCCAGCGGGCGCTCGTGCTCGCCAGGCTGTTCGGCGGCGGCGCATTGCTGCTCGGCACTGGCGATGCGAACACGGAAGAGCCGATCCGGCCGGAGGTCATCAAGGCCAATGGCCTGCGCTACGTTCACGTCGTCTCGCGCCATCAGCTGAGCGAGGGCCAAGCGCGGCTGGATCCAGAAGACGCCTGGTTCATGCAGCCGGACTTCTTCTCGATGACCGGTGCCAACGGGCGGCAGATCAAGCTCCATCCGTCGCGCGTGGTCGCGTTCGTCGGCCAAAAAGCGCCGGAAGGCAGCATGTGGCCGTCAACCTCGTGGTTTTGGGGCGATCCACTGATGCAATCGATCGGCGAGGCCGTGAAGAACGCGGACCTCTCGCAGTCCGGCTTCGCATCGCTGATCGACGAAGCAAAGATCGACGTCATCAAGATTCCCGACATGATGAACAACGTCGGCTCGTCGGAATACGAGAAGCGACTGCTCGATCGGCTCGGCCTTGCCAATCTCGGCAAATCCAACTGGCGGGCGCTCATCCTCGATGGGGCCGAAGAGTGGGAGCAGAAACAGATCACATGGGCCGGCATGCCCGAGATCATGCTGGCGTTTATGGACGTTGTCGCCGGCGCGGCCGACATTCCGCTGACGCGGCTGCTCGGCCAATCACCACGCGGGCTGCAATCCACCGGCGACGGCGAAGAGCGCGATTATCACTCGATGGTGAAGGCCCGCCAGTCGGAGCTGCTTAGCCCCGCTCTTGATCAGATCGACGCGCTCCTGCTGCCATCCGCGCTCGGCGCGGTGCCGTCGGACATCTATTACGAATTCGCGCCGCTCGATAACGTCTCGGAGACGGACGCGGCCGACATCGAGTTCAAGCTCTCGCAGTCGCTCAAGAATTATTCCGACATGGCGGTCTTTCCCGAAGCCGCTCTGTCGGCGATCGCGAAGAACAGGATGATCGAAAGCGGGCGCTGGCCAGGCTCCGAGGCCGCCTTCGAGGAAGCGGCAGCCAATCCCGAGCCCGCTCCGAACGAAAGCGATCTGCTGACGCTTGAGCAGCGCGTCGCAGCGATGGAGCAAAGCGGGACAATCACGAAGCCGCAGGCCGACGCGATCCTGAAGGACGCGGCGCCGAGGACGCTCTACGTCAGCCGCAAGCTGCTGAATGCCGACGCGCTGGTCGCATGGGCCAAAGGCCAAGGCTTCGAAACGACAGTTCCGGCCGACCAGATGCATGTGGCGATCTGCTACAGTCGCGCTCCCGTCGACTGGATGGCGATGGGCCAGGCGTGGGGCGAAGACAGCGAAGGCAGGCTCCGCGTTGCGCCCGGCGGCGCCCGGATGCTCGACGTCTATGGCAATCTCAAGCAGGCCATCGTCTTGCTGTTCAACTCGTCCGATCTCTGCTGGCGCCATGAGCAGCTGGAGCAGGCCGGCGCGACCCACGATTACGACGAATATCAGCCGCACGTCACGATCACCTACGAGGCTCCGGCCGGCTTCGACATGGCGGCCGTCGAGCCCTACCGCGGCGAGCTGATCTTCGGCCCTGAAATCTTTGAGGAAGTGAACGAGGACTGGAGCCAGTCGATCGAGGAAGAGTGATGGCCGAGCATCGTGAAGTCGACACGCCGGAAGAGATCGCCGAAGTCGTCTGCCGCGCCTTCCTCAATCGCGTTGTCGACCAGTTCGGCCAGCCACCCTGCGCCCGCGTCACATGGAACGACATGACGATGGCTGAGCGCTTCACCGCCATGAGGACAGCGGCGCGCGAGCTCGGCTATTCGGCATGACGACAATCGCTTGCGATGGCCATTGGATGGCGGCCGACGGGCTGCTCGCAACGGAAGCCGGGACGATCGCCGAGTTCGATGCCGAGAAGATCGTCCGGCTGAAGGATGGCTCGTTGCTCGGCGTTTCCGGCGATTATCCGGCGCTCCATGCTCTGGCCGCCTTTCTCAACGGCGAGAAGGAAGAGGTCGAAGCCTGCGGCGATAATTGGGAAGTGCTGCGGCTCATGCCCGACGGTTCGGGCCTCTACTATTGCGACAAGCACCCGACGTTCGGCGTGGCGTCATCCTGGCCGGCGGTGATCGGGAGCGGCGGCGATCTTGCGCTCGGCGCCATGCTGGCCGGAGCAACGCCGGAGCAGGCTGTCGAGATCGCGGCTCAGCGCAACATCGAGACTGGCGGGACGATCCGCTGCGAGAGCATCGGCTGATGCTCAAGTTCAGCCTGGCATCTCGGGTCGCGAAGCAGCGCCGCTCGCGAAAGCCAATCGTGCTGGCGAAGATCGTGACGACGCAGGCGCAGGCGCAAAACCTCTTCGCCATCTATGTGCGGGTCGTTTCCACGTGGAACGCCGCGCTCGAGCGGATCAACGCCGCCTACGCGAAGACGCTTTCCGAGATCACGACCGACAGTAGCGACGACATTCGCTCGGCGATGGACGCCGTTCAGGCCGAGATCCAGCGGCTCGTCCTGCTGCTGACGCCGGACCTGCGGCAATGGGCGTTTGGCGTCGAGCGTGTCCAGCGCGACAAGTTCGTTTCGAGCGTGCTCTCGGCATCCGATGTCGACCTGAACACGATTCTGACGGCCGGCGACGTGAATGACACGCTCCAGGCGGCGATCGATTGGAACGTATCGCTGATCAAGGACGTGAGCGACGAGACGCGCCGGCGCATAGCGAATGCGATCTTCGCCGGGCTGACCGCGCGAAAGTCTGCCGCCGACATCGCCACGGAATTGCGTGACATCGTCGCCATGAGCCGGACTCGGGCGCTTCGCATCGCTGGCGATCAGACAGTGAAGCTCGGCGAGCGGCTGAACCGCGCTCGGCAGGAGCAGACAGGGCTGACGCATTTCAAGTGGCGGCATTCGGCCAAGCGCCATCCGCGGCTCTGGCATGAAGCGCGCGACGGCAAGGTCTATCCGTGGGAGGGCTCGGGCATTCCAGCCGACGACATGCCGGGCGTTCCCCCGATGTGTGGATGCACGGCGCAGGGTGTGATCACCTTCGACGCTGACGCAGAAGCCTGACGAACCTACAGCCGCCGCGCCCCCGCTCGTAATTTCGGGCGCATGCTCTTCACTGACGCGCTCAGCTTCGATCATCCGCGCAAGACGCAGGACGGCTACATGGTCGTCCGCGCAAGGGCGGCGAGGGCGGGAATTTACGATTATCTCGGGGCCGAGGTCGATCCGAAAGGCGAGCACGGTTTTGCCGCCGACCAGACGGTGAAGGTCTATCGGCCGGAGAGCGAAGTCTTCGCCGCCGACAGCGTCGCCAGCTTCCTGATGAAGCCGGTCACGAACGATCATCCGGCCGAGCCGGTCACGGCGGCCAACTGGCGCGACAATGCCAAGGGCGTCGTCGGCAGGGCACTTCGCGACGGCGAATATCTCGCCTTCGACATCGTCCTCATGGACAAGGGCATCATCGACAGCGTCGAGTCCGGCAAGCGCGAACTGTCGAACGGCTATGCCTCGATCGTCGATTTCACGCCTGGCGAGACGGAAACCGGCGATGCCTACGACGCCGTCCAGCGCCAAATTCGCGGCAACCACGTCGCCGTCGTCGACAGGGGCCGCGCGGGGCCGATGTGCCGCATCAGCGATGCCGCCGCGTGCGACAAATTGCCGGGCGCTGACCTCATCGCGCTGCTGACCGACGAACGAACCTACAGCGACGATTTCCGCGACGATAAAACAGGCACAATCGACGGACGGCCAAGGCCGACCAAAGACGGAGACGCAAAAATGCCGCACACGCTGATCATCGACGGCCTTCAGGTGACGGAAGTCTCCGATCCGGCCAAGGCCGCGATCGAAAAGCTGCAGGCTCAGGCCAGCTCGCTTCAGGACAAGCTCACCGCTTCCGAGACGAAGGTCGGCGAGCTCACTGCGACGGTTTCCACGAAGGACGGCGAGATCAAGGCGCTCGAGCAGAAGCTGGAGGACGCCAAGGTGTCGCCGCAGCAGCTCGAGCAGATGGCTCGCGACCGCGCGCTCCTGATCGCGACCGCGAAAGCCGTCGATCCGTCGGTCGTGACCGATGGCAAGAGCGATGCCGAGATCCGCGAAGCCGTCGTCCGCGCCAAGCTCGGCGATGCCGCGAACGGCATGGATGAAGCCGGCATCGGTGGTGCCTTCAAGGTGCTGACGAAGGACGTGAAGCCGGCCGAGACGAAGGACGGCCTTCGCGAAGCCATCGGCTCGCAGCCGGTCAGCGTCGACGACGCGCGCGCCGAGTACGACAAGGCCGTCGCCGAGAGCCGCAAGAACCTTTCCACCGGCTGGCAGAAGCCCGCCGCGAACGCCGCCTAAAGGAGTAGAGACGACATGGCGATCACCGTTCAGAGCAGCTACTCCACGAGCATCCCCGGCGGTTATGCCGGCATGGTCTACAACGGCGAGGAGTCCAACCGGATCAGCCGTACGATCGAGGATGCCGCCGGCATCGCGTTCGGCAAGGCCGCTTTCCGCGGCTCCGGCGATCATGGCGTCACGGGGACTCCGGCGGCGGGCACGTTCATGGGCATCGTCATTGCCGACGCTGGCCAGGTGCCAGGCGCTGGCGAGACGGCCGACACGATCGCGCAGTACCGCACCGTCGCGCTGCTCAACGAAGGCGTCATTTGGGTGAGCGCGGCAGTCGCCGTTGCCGACGGCGACGCGGCCTATGTCACAAGTGCTGGCGCGATCACGAACGTCTCGACGTCGAACACGGCAATTCCGGCTAAGTTCGACCTCACAACCACGGCTGCGGGTCTTGTCCCGCTCCGCGTCACTCGCTCGTAAGGAGGGCAACAGATGCCGTTCGATGGTCAGATCTTCCGTGACGCGCAGCAAGCGGCCGGCTTCGTCGTTCCGCAGCTGTATCGGACGCACGCCGCCGTCCTACAGACGAAATATCCGTCGTTCGATTATGCCGGGCTCGTGCCCGTCAATACCGATGGCGACATGTGGGACATCGGAACGCTCGTCTATTCGGGCGACATCGCCGGCGCCGCCGCGTACATCGCTGGCAAGGGCTTCGACATCCCGAACGCGAGCGTCAACTTCTCGCAGGGCCAGAGCAATTTCTACCTGGCGGGCGCCGGCTATGAGCTGAGCCTGCAGGAGGTCAATCGCGCGGCTCGCATGGGCGTCACGCTCGGCGATCGCAAGGCATCCGCCGCAAGAATGGTGGCCGAGAAGTTCATCTACGACGCCGTGATCCGTGGCTCGACCGAGAAGAACGTCACCGGCCTCGTCAACAACGCATCCGTTCCGGCGGCCAATGCCACGAACGGCACATGGGGCAGCGCCACTGTCGCGAATATTCTCGCGGACGTTAACCAGGTGCTGAACGACGTAATCACGAACAGCAAGGAAACGGCGATGCCGAACGCCCTGCTGCTTCCGACGACCGCGTTCCTGGCGATCAACAACGTCCAGCTGACGAATTCGAGCGACAGCATCCTGACGTTCGTTCAGAACAACAACAGCTATACGGCGATGACCGGCCAGCGGCTCGACATCCGCGCAAGCCGCGAGCTCGAGACGGCGGGAGCGTCCAGCACGCGCCGCATGGTCGCCTACGAGAAGTCGCCGGACAACATGGAATTCTTCTTGCCCGGCATGTACGAATTCCTGCCGCCGTTCGCGATCTCGTCGATGTCGTGGCGCGTCGATGGCATCATGAACGTCGGCCAGCTTGAAATCTACCGCCCGAAGACCGTCGCTTACCGCGACAACATCTAAGAGCGCGTGGGGCGTCTAGGAGAGCGAAGGCAATGACGAAGATCACGAACACTGCGGCAGGCCCGCGCGGCGTCGAGACGGACAGCGGCACGGTCTTTGTCGATCCCGGCCAGACTGTCGACGTCGACGTCGCGAAGGGCCATCAGCTTTATGACGGCCTCGTCGAAGCATCGAGCGACGACAAGGCGCTGAAGAGCCTGAACAAGGACGAGCTGCTCAAGATCGCGGGCGATGCCGGGATTGCGACGATCGGAGAAGGCGACGCCGCCATTGCCGTTGCCGACGCGACGAAGGCGCAGTTGGTCGATGCCATCGAAGCGAGCCGCGCAGCGACCGTCTAGCCAATTTCCTGCCGTGGGAGTGCCGACGGGCCGTCTGTAACAGGGCGGCCCGTTTGCGTTGAACCTACAGCCATAACCGGGTGGGCCGTATCCTCGGCGGCGTGACGGAGGACTGCGGATGTCAAAGGGCGACACATTCGAGAATGACTGGCTGAAGCTGGTCTTCAACGCGACCGCGATCGCCAACCTCGCCGACAACGCCGCTACCTCGCCGCTCACCAACCTCTATCTCTCGCTGCACACGGCCGATCCAGGCGAAGCGGGCAGCCAGACTACGAGCGAGTGCAATTACACCGGCTACGCCCGCCAGGCCGTCGCGCGCACCAGCGGCGGCTTCACGGTCAGCAGCAACAGCGTTTCGCCGGCAGCCGACGTCGTCTTCCCGAATCCGACGAACGCCACGAACCTGCCGCAGACGGCGACCTATTTCGCGATCGGGACGGCGAGTTCGGGCGCTGGCAAGATCCTCTATTCGGGTGCGCTCAACCCGACGATATCGATCGCCAACACCGGCATCACGCCGATCGTCGGCGCCGCGACCGCGATCACCGAAGACTAGGGGCAAGGCGCGATGGCGTTCAGCCCGTCGAGCCTGTTCACGGGCGGAATTGCCGGCGCCTGGTACGATCCTTCCGACCTTTCGACGCTGTTTCAGGACACCGCGGGCACGGTCCCCGTCACGACCGCTGGCCAGTCGGTCGCGCGGATCAACGACAAGAGCGGCAACGGGCTCAATCTCACGCAGGCGACTGCGGCCAACCAGCCGACCTATCAGGTCGACGGCAGCGGAAATCCCTATCTCAGCTTCGACGGCGTCAATGACCGGCTGACCAGTTCTACGGCGATCTCTGGAAACACGCAGAGCATAGGCTGCGCCTGTCTGCCTACCAATGGCGGGAATCAGGTGTGGGCCGTCTCGGTCAGTAGCAGCGACAGATCAGCCTTGCGCTGCTCCACCACGGCCAACAGTTCGCTAATCGCCTGGCACAATGGCACTTCGGCGATCGGCAAATCCGTCACCGGCATCAACACCGCGCAGGTGCTGCTGGCGACCGTCGACAAGGTAACGCCTGCCGTCACGCTGCGGATGAACGCGGTCGATGAAAGCGGCACGACCAACCTCACCCCATCGGCCACGGTCGGCAGCGCGTTGGGATCAAACACCGCCGCCAGCACGAACTTCTTTGCCGGCAACTTCTATGGCCTCGTTCATGTCGCCAAGGCGCTTTCCGTCTCGGAGCGCGCGAACCTCGAGGGCTGGCTAGGCGCGAAGTGCGGGGTCAGCGGGCTCGGGCCGGCTGTCGGCACATCGGCCGGATCAGCGGCCGTCTCCGGTGTCGGCAAGGCCAAGGCGAGCGGAGCAGGCAGCTCGGCGGGGGCGGCGGCGGTCTCTGGCGTCGGGAAGGCGACGGCAAGCGCTGCCGGTTCATCCGCCGGCGTGGCCAGCGTATCGGGCGTCGCCTTGGCGCGCTACTCGGCCATCGGCTCTGCAGCTGGTGCTGGAAGCGCATCCGGAGTCGGAAAGGCGATGCTCAAGGCCGCCGGATCCTCGGCAGGCGCCGCCGCTGCGAGCGGGGTAGGGAAAGCGCGCTGCGTTGCTATTGGAACCGCGTCGGGCAGTGGGTTCGCCGCGGGCGTCGGACACATCTGGTTCGGGCCTTTGGGGAAGAGCGTGATCGTGAAGCGCTACAACTTCTCGCATGGCTCGTGGCCGCCCCGTTCAACTTTCGGCTGACCGTCGGCACTACAGCCATGAAAGGCTGTGTCGTATCGTCGACGTAATGAGCGCGGAGGCTCGGCCTCCAAGGTCTGAAGAAGTGCGGCGAGTGCCGCAAGCAATTCACGGTCAAGGTCGGCACCGTGTTCGAACATGGCCGTATGCCGCTCAACAAGATGCTCCAGGCCGTCTACCTCATGACCTGCAGCAAGAAGGGCATTTCGGCCCATCAGCTGCATCGCGTCCTAGAGATCAGCTACAAGGCCGCGTGGTTCCTTGAGCATCGTATCCGCGAGGCCATGCGCGTCGGCGATCTCACGCCCTTCGGCGGTGAGGGTGGCGTTGTCGAAGTGGACGAGACGTTTTTTGGCCGCCGTGAGGGCGTCGCCAAACCGCGTGGCGGCACTCGGCACACGACTCCCCGGGCCTAGCATTGACCCGCAATTCGACGCGGAGGAGACAAAATGCGAGTTCTTGCAAGGGCTTACAAGGATCAGCCGCTTGATCGCATTCTTGTGGGAGAGAATGCGCGCGTCTTCTACATCGCCAATCCATCCACCGTTAGTTCCACAGGACGATGCACATCCGGAGGGGTCGGATTCCCGAAGGCCTGCGTTTTCAACTTCGATTCCACGCTGTTCGAGTCGCTCGACGAAGCATGGCAGCGGGGCGACACCGAAACGTTGGCGAGCCTGTGGCGCGAGGCGACACCGTATCGCAGCGATGATAAGATCGCCGCGTGACGCAGAAAGAAACCCAATCCGACAAGTTCAAACAGGCCGCCCGCGAGCATGATGCGGACGAAGATGAAGGCCGTTGGGAAGAGCGGCTAAAGAAGATCGCTAAGCAGCGCGTGGTCCCGAAGGCGGACTAACCTGAGCTTACGCCTTGTGCGGCTCCAGCTTGGCGACCATGCGGCCATGATCCCATAGTTCGCAAGGAACGGGCAATTTCAGGTCGCGGGCTTGCCGAATTGCCTCTTCATCGGAGGCCGCCTCGATCTCATGCGACTTGGTAAATGTGCCCGCGTCGCTGAGACAATAGAGCCGATACTCGCCCATACCCCAACGCCCACGTTTAAGTCGCCTTCGCGACATTCGTTACGCAGCCGATTTTTTGAAATCAAGCACCTGGATTAAATGGTGGGTGTGTAAAAGCCACAATCCCCTCTCCAGTCCCGCAATGTGGCCGCATGTGCAGCGCTTTCGCGCTCGAAGTCAGGCGTTTGCGACCATCGCTGCGCTGTCCCGAACCTACAGCGACGAAGAGCGGCGGGCTAATTTCTCCGGCATGCTGAACTGGCCTGCCAAAGATCCGGACGCCGTTCTCGATTACAAATATCGAATCCCGCTCGACGCCGGCGACAGCGTAACCAGCGCCACGCCGTGGGTGACGCGCATCGGCGGCACGGTGAACATCGACAGCCAGAGCCTCGCCAGCGCTCCGGACACGACAGCTGACGGCTACGGCCAAGACGTCACGGTCTGGCTCTCCGGCGGCGCCAACGGAGAGACGGCCGTGTTCCGGGTCGCCTGGTCAACGGCCGGCGGCCGGACAAACGACGACATCGTCACGCTCAACGTCATCGAGAGCGACGTCACCGAGCCGCTCGCACTCACCGGTTATGTGAAGCCTGCTCCGGCGCATCTGATCGCGCGCTATCCCGCTTTCAGCGCCGTTCCGATCTCGACCATTCAATACTGGCTGACGGATGCCGAGCGCTCGATCGATACGAGCTGGAGCGAAGGTGATTATGCGGCCGGGCTGATGGCGCTCGCAGCGCACAACATGGCGCTTGCCGGCCTTGGCACGGACGGAGCATCGCTGACCGGCGTTCCAGGCGGCATCACGCGCATGCGCTCCGGCTCGCTCGACCTGAGCTTCACGAATGAGGCCGCGAATGCGCGCCTCAACGGCGGCTTGGTGGCGACCCGCTACGGGCAGGAATACCAGCAGCTCCTGAGCCGGAATCGCGGTGGCGCTCGCGTTACTGACACAGGCGCTTGGCCGGTTGAGGACTTCTGGCCGTATTCCGGCGTTTACGGCTGGCCGCAATGACGTCGCTGCTCGACGGCGGCATCGCGAGCACGTTCGCATCGGCATTCGGCTCGATGTTCCTCACAGCGAAGCTCTATCGACCGAATGCGTTCACCGACGACGGGATGGGTGGAGGTTCAGGCTCTGGCTTCGATAGTGGAACCCTCATCAGGGCGCAGCTCGACGAGGCAAGCCAAGCCATGATGGCGGCCGACGGCTATGCCGAAACGGACCAGCGCATCCTCGTGCTTGCCAGCGGCGTCGATCCGATCACGACGGATTGCGAAATCGAGCTGCCCGTAGGCGGAACGCGCTGGTCGATCGCCAGCGTCACTCAGGATCCGGCGCGCGCCTATTATGATCTCAGAGGACGGAAGAAGAGCGGTGCCTAGGATCACCGGCGCGGATCGTGTCTCGGCACGGCTATCTGCGGGCCTGGACGCCAGCGCGATCACGCGCGTCGGGCAAGCGCTTTTCGCTGGCGGGGAGGCTATCAGGGCGGAAGCTGCTCACCTGATCACCGAAGGCGCGGTCAGCGGCAAGAATCACGTCCCCTCATTGCCCGGAGAGCCGCCGAACGAGGACACCGGCGTGCTGCGCACGAACATCGAGACGACGCAAGTCGCGCCGCTTCGCGTAGAAGTCTCGAGCAACGCGCCCTATGCCGTCGCTCTCGAGGCCGGAACGTCGAAGATGGCGCCGCGGCCGTACATGGCGCCGGCGACGGAGCATAAGCGCAAGGAAGTCGTCGAGCTGGTCCGCCAAGCCGTGAGAGCTGTTGTCAAAAGTTAGGAACCTACAGCGGCGGGGCCGTGCGCCATATCATCGCGCCAGCGCACTTTCGCCGCATGAAGGACACAACCAATGCCAGGCGTATCAGCAACGATCGACCTCCACATCCGCGCGAAGCAGGAAGGGACGGCTGGCCTCGGCACGCCGCAGATCCTTGTCGACGTCGAAGCGCAGCGCAATTTCGACGAAGGCACGGCGACCGTCGATCAGACAAACGTGCTCTATCAGGCGACACGGACCCTCGCCGCTTCGACCGGCGAAGACCTCGACCTCGCCGGCGTCCTAGCTGACGCGCTCGGAGCGACCATTGCCGCTGCCGAAGTCACGGCCATCTATATCGAGGCTCACGGAGCCAACACGAACGACGTCGTCGTCACCCGCGCCGCGACGAACGGCGTTCCGATCTTCCTCCTGGCCAGTGGCGGCGTGAATGTCGGGCCGGGCGACTTCTTCCTCCTGACGAACAGGAAGGGCATCACGGTCACGGCCGCGACTGGCGATCTCCTGCATGTCGCCAACGGCGGGGCCGGCTCGAGCGTCACTTACGACGTGGTCGTGATCGGGCGGACGGTCGCGGCCTAATGCCGGGAGACGCCAAGCCGCGCTGGATCACTGTCCGAAAACCGTTCGACTATCATTGGCCCGGCCGAGCGGCGATCACGGCATTCTCGAAGAACGATCTCGGCGAGCATCATGTGAAGGCGGAAGTCGCTGACTTCGCCGTCGAAAACGGCTATGCCACTGAAGGCAAGGTCGATCGCTCGGCGCGCTCCAAGAAGGGCAGGAGCGCGAAGCCGAGCCCCCGAGCCGCGCAGGAGACAAAGGCTGCAGAAACCGCCGACGCTTCACCAGCAGAAGTCGTGGATAACGCGGACGCTGCTGACGCTGATCGCCCCGCTGACGGGGCGGCAGTGGATAATGACGCCGGCTAACGAGAACGATGCCGCGGCCGCTCCAGAGCCTGCGTCTCCGTCAGGCGATCGTCACGTCTCTTAGGGCCGACGCCGCCCTCAACGCGCTCGGCGACCCGCCACTCAACAGCGATCCCGCTAATGTACGCATCTATGGCCGCCGTAGCCCCGCGACGCTCATCTGGCCGTTTCTGCGCGTCAATCTTGCGTTCGAAGGACCGCTGAGGCTCGGGACCAGCGTCCGTTTGACCGTCCACAGCTTCTCGAATGCTACCTTCGATGACGAATGCGAGACGCTGAACGCAAGCATCCAGACGGCGCTTGAGGACGCGGTTCTTGAGCTGTCGCCCGCCGTCACAGCGCGGCTGGCGTGGCTCTCCTCGCAAGTCGTTCCAGACGCTGCGGAAGCCGACGCCTGGCACGGCATCAATTCGTTCGACGCGGCCATCGGCTGACGAACCTACAGCGACGCTTGGCCCGCCGCTACATTCCAGAGCCATGATCATGTCGCTCTTGAAGCGGCGAAGCGCTCAGATGGAGGCCGAGAATGGCGCAGCCTGACATTATCCGCGGCACATATTTCGTGCTCGGCGCCGGTGATGGCGGCTCTCCAGAGACGTTCACCGCGCTCTGCGGCATCACGACGCGGAATTTCACGCATGCGCATGGCACGACCGACCAATATACGCGCGACTGCGCCGCTCCTGAAGACGTCCCCGTCCGCCGCTTGATCGTCACCGGCGAGAGCTGGAGCCTCAGCGGCAACGGTGTCCTCAACCGCGCCAACCTCTCCACGATCCAGGGCCTCGACGACGGCCAGACCCACAACTTCCGCTTCTATTTCACGGAACCCTCGACCGACCTCGTCTTCCAAGGGCATTATGAAGGCCCAGGCATCATCACGAGCCTGCAAATCACGGGCGACGACAACAATTACGCTCAGCTGTCGCTCAACATCGAGTCCGACGGCGCGTGGGCTTGGACGACCACCTAAGCCCCATGACGTCCAACAGCATCGATCTCGAATTCGGGGACGGCCAATACACGTTCGCCCTGCCGCTCGTTCAGATCAACGAGCTCCAGCGCAAGACAGGCGTCGGCATCGGCGGCCTCTATGCGAGGACGTTGAAAGGGGTGACGCGCGTTGGCGATCAGCTGATGCTCGTTCCCGGCACTGCGGAATTCTACGCGCTCGACGTCATCGAGACGATCCGCCACGGCCTCATGGGCGGCGAGAAGGGCACCGTCAACGGCGAAGAGATCAAGGTGACGCCGCTGGTCGCCAACAAGCTCGTCGACGCCTATGTCCTCGGCCGCCCGCTCATCGAGGCATGGAACACGGCGGTTTCCGTCCTTCACGCCTGCATCATGGGCTTCGAACCGCCAAAAAAAGCGGAGCCCGCCGCGGAGCGGGCGCCAAGCAAGCGCAAGAGGAAGAAGGCCGCCTAGATTACGGCCGCGCGCTGGCCAACTGCGCGATGATGAACATCCCGCCGAGCGAGGCCCGACAGCTCTCCCTCTACGACTACGAGAGCATGCTGTGGAACTGGAACGACGCGCAGGGCAGCGATGATGGCGGCTATCCGGATCCTGAGCGAACTGAGGCGCTTATTGCTCGGATCAATGCGGATCCAAGCCTGACCGGCCCCACTCCAGCGCCGGAGAGCGTTAACTAGGCTCCGAACCTACAGCCGCTCCGGCCCGCTCCATACACTCTGCCCTCATGGCCTACGAAGCTGATAAAGTCGTCGTCACGCTGCTTGCCGAAAACGAGCAGTTTGACCAGGCGGCGAAGGCTTCGGCCAGCAATTTCACGAAGAGCATGGCGGACATTCAGACGTCCGGCGCAGCGGCGGAAAGAGGCGTCGGCCAGTTTTCGAGCGCTCTCAAGGAAAACCGGCTCGCGATGAACCAATCGCGCATCGGCATGATGGAGTTCCAGCATATCGCGCGCGGCGTTTCCGATCAGATCGCCGCAGGCGCTCCACCGACCCAAATCCTGACGCAGCATCTCGGCATGCTTGGCGAGGCAGTGGCGCTGTCAGGCGGCGCGTTCGGTCGTTTCGGCGCGTTCCTCATGGGGCCCTGGGGTGTCGCGCTCACGCTCGCGACCGTCGTCGGCGCGAAGCTCATCGGCCATTTCCTCGAAGAGAAGGATTCGCTCGAAAGCGTCTACGAGAAGCTCCTGAAGCATAAGGAGCAGACGGAGCTCAATGCCCGCGCCGAAGATATTTGGGCGCACTCGATCGACGGCCTGATCGAGCGCTCCGAGAAGCTCAATGATACGCTCGAAAAGCGCCTCCAGACGCAGACCGACGTACAGCGGCAGACGCTGCAGCAGGCACAAACGGATTTCGCCGCGGCGATGGCTGCTGCCGCCAAGATCGAAAATGACCCGAACGCGACGAAAAAGCAGATCGAGGATGCTCAGAAAGCCATCCATGACACGTCGATAGCGCTCCACAACGCGCAGGTGCTGGCGGGCCAGGACGCCGGCGAAGCGATCGCCAGCATCACGGAGGCGGCCAAGGTATGGGCCGACCAGCAGCTTCACGCCATTCAGGTCATCCAGACGGCGCACCCGGAACTGGCTGAGAAAACCGTCGCCGATGAGATGCTTGCCGCTTATTCGAAGCTCAAAGTCTCGATCGACGAGGCGGCGGCGGCGAATCTCGGCTTCAATGACACCGTCGCGGCGACGAACAAGCTCAATAACGACCTCCTGACGGGTGCGATCAGCGTCCAGACATATGATCAGAAGATCAACGCCCTGGCGCAGTCGCTCCACAAGCTCGCCGAAGAAGCGAAGAACGCGCCGAAAGCTATCACCGACTTCAAGGCGGCCGTGTTCGGTGCGGAAGGCACCGGCGCGAACCGCATGGGATCGTCGGCGGCCGGCTTCGGCCAGTTCATGCCCTCGACGTGGGAGAGCTATTTCCGCCAACTCTATCCGCAGCAAGCGGCGGGTATGTCGACCAGCCAGATCGACGCGCTCCGCAACAATCGCGAGATCGCGACGGCGATCATCGACAAGGCGACGGACGATTATGTCGCGGTCCTGAAGCGCGCCGGCCAATCGATCACGATGGCTAGCCTCTACACGGTCCATCTGCTCGGCGCCGGCGATGCTCAGAAGCTGTTCGCCGCAGCACCAGGCACCCCGACCAGCTCGTTCCTTTCGGCCTCGGTGCTGCGGGGCAATCCGTTCCTTGCCGGCACCGCGGCGGACGCACGCGCCGCGATCGCCAAGCGCATCGGCGGCAGCTCTGGCGCAGTATCGTCCGGCGCCGCAGCCCTTGCTCAGCTGGAGGAGCAGGCGGCAAAGCAGGCCGCCGAGCAGCTCGCCGCCTTCACGGCCGAGATGGACCGTATCAACGGGCAGCTGATCGATGCGCGCAAGAGCGAGACGAAGGACGAGCTCGAGCTCGTCGACCTCTCCGAAGACCAAGTGCGGGCCGAGCAGCAGAAGCGCGATGATGGCTATCGTTCAGCGGTGGCCACCGGAAAGCTGACGCAGCTTCAGGCGGACCAGCTCGTCGCCGCGTCGGCGACGCTGGCCTCCGAGAAGCTGAAAGCGCTGGAGACAGAGCGCCAGGCCGAGATTGCCAAGCGCGCCCACGACATCGAGGATCAGAGCTATCAGTTTGCCGAGGACGCGCTCAAAGCACAGGACCAGGCAGCGACGAGCCAGGCGCAGCACCGCGAGCTGCAGTTGGCCATTCTCGATGTCGTCTATCAGCAGAAGCTGGCCGACCTCGAATATCTGAAGCTGCAGGCCGAACGGAACCACAATCTCGCGCAGGCCAATCTCATTCAGGGGCAGATCGACCAGCTGCCATCTGAAAAATACGCTGCGCGCAAAGAGGTCTTGCGCGGCACGATGGACCCGCTGGAAGCGTGGCTCCAGTCCGTCCCGCACGACGCGCAGACTGTCACGGAGGCGTTGCAGGGCATCGCAACGAACGGCTTCGACCAAATCGCAAGCTCGATCGCGGGCGTGATCACAGGAACGCAGACACTCGGGCAGGCGTTCAGCAGCATCTCGCGCTCGATCATTGGTGACATCATCCAAATGACGGTGCGGATGCTGATCTTCCGTGCGATCAGCAGCTTCCTCGGCGGTGTTGGTGGCATTCCGTCTCCAGATCTTTCGATGCCCTCTTCGCTCGGCCTCGCTCCAGCTTTTCCCGATATGCTCAGCGCATCTTCCGGATTGGCGGGTCTGCCCACGCTCGCCGGCGGCGGCTTTGGCGTCATCGGCGGCAGGGGCGGCACCGACAACAACCTTATCGCCATCAACGACACGCCAATCGCATGGGCCTCCAAGGGCGAAGGGCTGGCCATCGTTCCAAGCAACGCGAGCGCCGCATCGCCGTTCGGCGCCGGCAGCAGCATCCTCATCGTCCGCGTCGAACCCAATGACGATCGCTTCGACGCTTATGTCGAGAGCATTGCTGGCCCGATCGCCGCGCAGGCAGGAGTTCGCGGAGCTTACGGAGGCGCAGCGATTGCTCGCAACAACCTCGCGCGGGCTCAGCTGCATCGCCTTGGGAGCCGCGGATGATCGACCTTACCGACTATGGCTACACCGACTATCAGCTGACCGCGATCGATCCGGGTGGTGCCGTCGACGGAGCGCTCGGCGGTCCTTCCGACTTCATCGACCGGCCCGGCTATCGCTATTCGATGCAGTTCACGCTTCCGCCTCTCCCAAGCGCGAAGGAGGCGCGGATCTTCCAATCGATGCTCGAGCAGGGTGCGCGCGACGACGTTTCCTATCCGTGGCCGCTCGATTTCAAGTCGGTCGCTGCCGGATCGCCAAAGGTCAATGGCGCCTCGCCCGCTGGTACGGTGATCCCGATCTATGGGCTTCCAGCGAATTACCAGTTCAAACAGGGGCAGCCTGTCGCGGTCATCTCCGAGGGCATCCGCTTCATTCACAAGGCGACGGCCACGATTAGCGCCAACGGCAGCGGGCAGGTCACGCTCCCGGTGTTTCCGTACACGCGCAAAGCCTTTCTCAATAACGATGTGATCGAGGTCGAGCGGCCGCGCATCGGCGGGATCCTCAACTGGCAGGGCGCGCAGCAGCCGTCGTTCGGCGCTCGGCCATTCACCTTCACGATCACGGAGCGTTACTGATGACGCCCGCGATGATCGCCGCGCTCCAGGCGAGCCGCAAGAGCGTCACTGGCTTTTTCGAAATCGATTTTCCGTCCGGAACGCGGCGGATGCTGCTCGGTAGCGGCGAGGTCGCCTGGGGCGGCAACACTTTCAAGGGGTACGATTCAACGTTCGGCAGCATCACCAGCGGCGAAAGCGTCGCGGAGGATGCGAGCGGGCAAGCGCCGAACACTGCGATCACGATTCAGGTGGCGTCGAGCGCGACCAAAAGCGCTATCGCCTCCGATGCGGTCCAGCTCTCGCCGGTCAAGATTTGGCTCGCCGCGATCCAGACGGACGTGAACCATCATTTTCAGGCCGTGGCCGATCCTGAGCTAATCTTCGACGGCTTCATCGATCAGGCAGTCAGCAATCTCGATCGGAAGAAGGACGAGATCGATTATTCGATCATTTCGGCCTTCGATTACTTCTTCGAGGACAGCGAGGGGCAGAGGCTTTCCGACGCCTTTCACGAGAGCGTCTGGTCAGGCGAAAAGGGCCTTTCGAACGTCAGTGGCGTCACCAAAAAAATCTATTGGGGAACCTATGGTCCAGGCGGTGCCGGAAGCGCCATCTCTGGCGGCGGCCTCGGCCTCGGCAGCGGAGGCAGCCCGAGCGGTAGCCTTGGCGGATCGGTGCATTCATACTGATGAAGCTGAACATCATCGAGCGCGTCATGGCGACGCAAAAGACCGTCGACGCATTCAAGGGCGCGACCTTCGCCGACGGCACGGCCGATTGCGTCCAGCTCGTGCTGGCCCATGCTCGGCACATGGGGAAGCGGATCAAGATACCGCGCTACGGAAGCCGCAAGAGCGCGGCTGCGGCTATGCGCGAGCTCGGGTTCGCGACGCTGTCTGACGCGATGGACCACCATTTCCGCCGCATAGAAAAGGCGCAAATCATGGCCGGCGACATTGTCGAGATGCCGGGCGGGAACGGCTTTTCAGCGCTGACGATCGCCGTCGGGAACGGGCGCGTGCTTGGCTTTCACGAGGACATCCCGCATTGCGATGTGCTTCAGCCGCTCATGATCAGCGGGGCGTGGAGGATTGATTGACCGCAGGCGACGAAATAAGCAGGTCGATCATGCGGATTGCGTTTGTCTTGGCAGTTCTAGCGCTCGCCGGTTGCGAAGGCACTATCGCGCAAAACCGCGTGAGGACGCCAAGCGCCACATTCTCCAGCCAGCACTCAGAGCCAACGTTGGAGCAATGCCTCGCCGGCAATCTTTCGTGGGCGGGCGATCCTTCGGTCATTCGCGGCGAGAATTCGACGGAAATTGCCTTCAGCAGCGTGTACGGGACCGAGCTCCTGCTGACTATTATTCCGCATGCCGGCGGCTCGACGCTCGAACTCCGCATGAAGCATAAGAATTATTTGGGCCACCTTAGTCGTGCGGTGGAGGCCTGCCTGTAGCCCTTTGGCCGCTCTCAACCCCGAACCTACAGCGCTTCCCGCGCCGCCAATAATCTGCCGTACAGATGTCGAAAGTCCTCAAGATCGCTGCGATCGTTGTCGGCGTTGCCGCTGTCGTGCTGACGGCGGGAACGGCCCTCTTCGGCGCGGCCGCAGTGGCGGGAATACTCGGTGTCTCGGTTGGAACTCTAGCAACGATTACGGCCGTCCTGGGGGTGACGGCGGCCGTTCTAAACGTTGCCGCGGGATTGACGGCGCCAAAGCCGACGTTCGGCTCCCTCGCCGGGGCCGGTACGCAATTGGACTTCATTGCTGACCCGACGGCGGGCGAGCCCTATGTCATGGGGTCCGCGCGCGTGGGCGAGGCGGTGATCCACGAGGCGAGTTGGGGAGACAAGAACCGCTATCTCGGGATTATCGGCATCCTGTCATGCGCCGGGCCGATCATGGCCTATGATGGCTTCTACGGCGACGATACCGCGATCGCTTTCAGCGGCGGCAACGCGACCGGCTACTACAACAATTTCATGTTCCTCCACACGCAGCTCGGCGCACGGCCGGAAAGCGCCGCGCTGAGCATGGTGGCGCCGGACACGTCGACAATGCCCGATTGGGGGGCAACCTATAAGCTGTCCAGCCTTGCTGCGGCGGGCCTGATCCTTGTCGCGGACGTCGACAACGGCCAAATCTACTCGGGCGGCGTTCCGAAGATGGAGCACCAGATCAGGGGCGTACTCGCCTATGATCCGCGGTTCGACAGCACGAACGGCGGGTCCGGCTCGCAGCGGCCCGGCGGCTACGGCACCGCCGAGACGGCGTACGCCTACAGCGCCAATCCGTGGGTGCATCATGGGACATTCGCACTCGGCCGTTGGGTGAACGGCGTTAGGGTGATCGGGCCTGGGCTTCCCTCGGCGAACATCGATTGGGCGTCGCATATCGAGGCCGCGAATATCGCCGATGCGAACGGATGGGAGATATCGGGCCGGGTTCTCTCCACCGACGGCAAGTGGGACGTGCTTCGATCGATCGCGCAAGCAGGTGGCGGCTATCCGATTCCGACGCAGGCGAAGCTGTCTTGCCTCGTCAACACGCCGCGCGTGAGCCTCGAGACCGTCGAAGAAGAGCATATCAAGGGTCCGGTCTCGGTGCCGCAGATGGCGATGCGCCGCGACCGTCTGAACGGAGGCATCCCGCGCTATCGCGAGCCGACGCTCGCCTGGCAGGTCGTCTCGGGGAATATCGTTCGGAATTCCACCTATCTCGCCGCTGATGGCGGCAACACGAAGACGAAGGAAATCGACCTTCCGCTCGTCGCGGATAAGGATCAGGCCGCTCAGCTTGTCGCCTACGAGATCGCCAACAGCCGGGAGCGCGGGCCGATCCAGATCGAGCTCGACCTCTATTGGTCGCAATATAAGATGGGGGACTGCCTCACGCTCAACCTGCCCTCGGCTCTGCTCATCAACCAGAAGTGTGTGATCATCGGGCGCGAACTGGATCCTGAAAGCAATACGGTTCGCTTCACGCTCAGGACCGAAGACGACGCGAAGCACACTTGGGCGCTTGGCGTCACCGGCGGAACGCCGCCGAGCACGACGCCGGGTAGCGGGCCAGGCGACGGCGACACTGGCGGCACTGATGCGGTGGCGGCGATCCTGCGCGCATCCTATCCGAAGAGCCTTCGCGTTCAGGCTACCGATACCGGCACCAGCGTGACGATCACGCTCGATGGCGGCTCGTCCGGCGCAAACTTCGTCATCGACTATGCGACAACCCCGCCGCAGGACGTGAGCGTCCCGGCAGGCTCGCTGACCGGCAAGGCCTATTCGACCACCTATTATCTGTTCGCGGACGTGGACGCGCCCGGCGATGCGACGCCGACCTATGGGGCCACGACAGTCTATGGTGACGCGTTGAATAGCTCGGCGCATCCTCTCCGCGTCTATCTCAACCAGTCGGTCGTGACGCCAGCATCCGGCAGCGGTGGCACGACGGGCGGCGAAGGCGACGGCAGCGGCACTGGCGGCGGCACGATCGGCGGCGACAAGCCGTAGCGAACCTACAGCCGGGTAGGCCTAGGCCATATCCTTCGCGGCGATGCTCCGGCCTGCGAAAATCGACCTCAGAGCCGACCGGCGGGTGCCGTTCGTGCGCATCTTCGCGTTCGTTGATTTCGACTTCACCGGCGCGAGCTTCAAGATGGAAATCCGCGACTATCCGGATGCTTCCGGATCGGCGCGCATCACGCTCAACACCGTGTCGAGCGAAGTACAGGGCGTCCGGCTCCTCTACGGGGCGAGCGACACCGTTCAGGACCATATTCTGGCTGGCCGGCTGACGGCGATCCCGCCGGGTCTCCAGCTGACGACGCCGGTCTTCGTAAGCCAGGTCAAGGTCAGGATCGACAAGGCCAATGTGACGGCGCTGCCCGAGCCGGCCGAGTTGGGCGACGATATCGATCTCGCCTACGATCTCCACATCACGCCGAGCGGCGGCGACGAGGACGTCTATGCGAGCGGCCTGTTCACGGTTGTCGCCGGCGTCACGACATGACCGACTTTTCGGTTCTGAAGGACGCTTCGAGCGACGTCGTCCTCATCAAGGACGACATTCAGTACGTAGTTGAGCTGCAGGGCGGCAGCGGCGCCGCGTCCACTGCGGCGGCAATCCTCGCCGAAGAGTTGGCGGAAGACGCGCAGGCGGCCGCCGAAGCCGCGCGGGACGCAGCAGCGGACGCCGCCACGGCCGCCGCGGGGAGTGCTAGTCTGGCTTTGGCGCATGTCGACGAGGCCGCCAGTCAGGCAGCCGCCGCGGCCACCAGCGCCGGCGTCGCCCTGGTGGCAGAGGGCGGCGCTCAAACGGCCGACAATGCCGCGCAGACTGCGCTCGCTTCCATTCTGGCCGCTCTCGCCGGTACCTCGCTCACGACCCTGACGCTTCCCGCCGCCGACCGGACGGTCCTCGCCGGCCTCGACACTTCTCTCGGCTTCCCCGCGAACCTCATGGAGGAAGGGCGCGAGGGACTGTTCA